AGAGGGGTTTTAATCGAAACGAAATTCCGTTTACAGAATGTTGGACACTGCCATTTTTCTGTAGTATTGGTTTGTTCCAGCAGATGCAAGACCGTCAGAAGGTGTGCTTCCTACGAATGGGTTTGAAACCATACCGTATCTAGTTTTGAATCCGATTTTTGGTTGGAAAGTGTTCTCACCAACTGCTCTCACCATTTGTAGTGGAACATATGGGCAATAGAACATACCAGCGTCATAAGGGTTAGACCCTCTATAACCAACAGTCATGTAGTCAACAGACGCATAAGGGTCAATGTAGACCTTTACTCTTCCGTTAAGAACACCAGCAAATGTATTGCCTGTGTCGTCAACATTAATGTTAGTGTTTAACGCAGGTGTGTAATCTAAAACACCAGCCATTGAAAGTGCAGATGCAACATCAGAAGAACATAGGATAAAGTTTCCTTTACCTCTTCTTGTTTCTTTTGCAATTACATTGCTTTCTCTTTCGATTTGGAACAATAGTCCTTTGAATTTCTCAACAGACCATCTACCGTTTGCATCAACATCTAAGTTGAATGTTCCGGCAGAAGCAGTGTCAGCAGCTCCAGTTTTTGCCTGAAGGTTTACATTTCTGACAACTTCTCTGTTGATTTCAGCAAGAATCTCACTTGACAAAATATTTGCAAGTTCTGATTCTGCATCAAGACCGTGGATTGCTTTGAGGTCTTGTGCTAATTCTAAAGTGTACTCTGCTTTGAGTGCTCTTGACTTTGCAGTCACAGTTGCTTTCTCAATAGTGAAAGACATCTGTGCAAAGTGGTTCCCAGCTGCATCACCTAATGCTTCTGCACTAGCTGTTGACATACCAGCTCCTGTGTCACCCGCGTAGGTTTCAGGGCCTGATGCATCAAAAGGGTCACCAACAGGGTCGTTGTCTGCAGGGCCCGCTGTTGGGTCTGCACCACCTGAATATCCACTTCTTGCTTCATTGAATAAAGCTTCTGAGTTATTCAGTCTTGTTTCTGTTGGATAGTCGTTATATCTTGCTTTCATAGCAAAGATAAGACCAGTTGGGCCAGTCATAGGTTGAACACCGCAAATGTCGTATGCAACGAGATTTGGCATAGCTCTTCTTACTAATGAGATCAAAATTGGATCCCAGTTTGAGATAGAACTACCAGTAGAGTTTAAAGGTGCAGCTTCCTCAAGAGCAGCTCTATCTTCGTTTAGTGCTTTCTCTTGGTTTTCGAGTATTACTGCAGTGACAGCTTTCTTGTAGTTGTCTTCGATCTTAGGAAGATCGGAGTGCTCTAGAATCGGCTCCCATTTCTCTTGTAAGTTTTCTGATAAAAACATGAGTTATACCCCTTTAAATTAACCTAATGGTTTTAGTTTACTTAATGCCTCTGAATATCTAGCGATTGAAGGGTCTAGAACTTTCTCTTGTCCTTCGACTTCGAAATCCCCAGTTCCTTCTTCACTGATAGTTTCTTCAGCAATAGTCTCACTGTCAACACCGAAGTAAGCTTCTTTGATTTCTGCAACTTTCTCTTCGAAATCTGCTTCGTCTGTGAAGTCTACACCGTTAGATAGTGAAACCATTTTCTCTGTTTGTGATTCAGACAAGTCTTCACATGCCTTAGTCACAACATTCTGTCTTTTAAGACTGCCTAACTCTTCTGTTATATCCATATTCTTGGATACTTCTGCATCAAGTTTTGCTTCCATCTCATCAAGACGATTTGCGAGTTCGTCCATAACATCATACTTATCTTCGGGTACTTCAACATAATGTTCTACGAACAATGTTTTCAAACCTTGGATAAAGTTTTCAGTCATTTCTGATCTCAAACCCCTTTCTATTGCAAGTTCGTTTTCTTTCGTCCACTCTTCAGCACAATATGTTAGATACTTGTCTACAGAAGAAGTTAATTCTTCCTTAACAGTTTCTACTTGGGATTTTAATTCTGTTTGATAATGCTCTTCGAGTTGTGCTTTTACTTCTTCAACTTTACTGTTTACTGCAGCTTTGAAGATAGTTTTTGCTTTCTCGGCATTTTCCTCTGATAAATCAAGTGATTCTGAGATTTTTGATAGGTCGTCATCTATTTCAATCTCGACTAATGAAGATTCAACTTCTGCTTCTTCTTTGACTGACTCTTCTTGATCGTCATCATCATCGTCATCATCGTCATCGTCATCATCTGATTCGTCTTCTTCTTCGTCCTCATAACCCATTTCTTTAACGAGTTTTTGAACTTCTTCTAACGATAACTTTTTCAAAGCTTCTACAATGTTTCTTGCAACTTCTGCTTTAGTCAAGGATTCATCGACCTCATCCC